AGATACTAACATTCTATCTTGAAAAATTCTAGAAGACCTAATCATTATGTAGTGTCTAGCTACTTCTGGTAGTTCTTCAAAATCTAATAAAAATACAATATTAACTTTTACTGTATTTGTTATAGTGTATGTATTGTTAACTCTGTCATATAATTTTCTATTACGTTCTACATAATTATGTAATCTAGAAGATTCAGCTAATTCTACTCTAAGTGCGTTAGCTGGTAAAGCAATTTCGTTATTATTATTAGGTACTAAAGAATAATTAATATCTGTATTAAAAAACCAACCACGTGACTGTACCTCTCTAGAAACGTGATCTAAAATTTGTATAGCAATAGACACATCATTTGTAGTAGCAGATGTTATACTAGATACTGGAATTTCTCCGATACTAGTAAGCATAGTATTAACTGCTTCTAGTTTTGATGTTACTGTTAAAGGCATAAATAAATAATTTTAATTTTGTATTAAGAGGGGGAGCTTTCACTCCCCCAATCTTAATTTACATTACAAGGTAATTAAGCTGTCTTAATTTCTAAAGACGCTTCTGGTCTTAGAACACCGTGTCCTGCTGCATATTTAGCAACAAGTAATGTTCCTTGATGTCTTGCAGAGTATTCCATCTCTGTTGATAGGTCTAGTAATTTAACTGTACCTACAGCACTTTTGTGCCATACGCAACCAACAGTAGTAGAGAAGTCTCCTCCTAAACCACCGCCAGAACCAACGATAGAACCTATACCAACGCCAGATGTAATATTAGCTGATGGTAATTGATTTGTTTTAACAATTTCAATACCAGCAATCTTTAATACTTTACCATCTGCGTAACTTCCAGAACCACCGAAATCTCTATTGATTACAGCAGCAGTAGTGTCAGAAACCATACTGTAGTACGCTTGTGGCGATACAGCAGCATATCTGTCTTCAGCTGGAACGTTAGCTTCGTCAAGTTTTCTTGCAGCAGCATAAATTGATGCAGCAGCAGAAGCACCGTTTGTGTTAAAGTCAGCGTCAGTTATAGTTTGTCCCGCAGCTTGTGGAGCAGCAGCAGACTCTCTAGCGTTTTTCACTAACATTTGATAAATGTGTTTATCCATTTGGTTAGCTAAAGCAATACCAATTTCTTTTGCGTAAATGCTTCTAACTTCCCAAGATGATTTAGCTTCTTCAATAGAAGCAATAAACACGTGAGATACTAGTAAATCTTGAATTGATATAATTCTTTCATTACCAGTTATTGATGAACCAGTTAGTTCAGTACCAGCAGCGTGGTAAGCAGCAGACGCTTTTCCAAATACTGGAAACGTTGCACTTTTACCGTTAGCTATAGTACGAACCATAGTTCTATCTAGGGCAGTATTTGCTGTTTCAAAGGCAGTCAAAGTCTCGCCTGAAAACAATTTCAGGAATAGAGCATTTTGATCGCCAGCACCAGCAGCCTGACCTATGTACGAAGGAGTAAAATTTGCCATTTTAGATCCCTTTCATAAGTTAAGTTGCTTAGTTAAGTTTAAAAAACAGCTTATTTAGGTAACAAAATTGTCGTCCCTCAGGACGGTTAAGACTTTAGGTAAGCGTTAACATCAGTCGGGTCTAACTAATTAACCCGAAAGAATTTCTATAAAATATTTGATCTAGATAATTTTAATTCAACTCTTTGTCTGAAAGCTGGGTCTTTTTGGTAAAGAGGATTTTTCATATCTTCTTTTAATTGAGCAACACTTTCGTATCTTTCTCCAGTTGAATTTGAAGAAGCTGATTGACCTAAATTTAATTTAGGCTCTTTACTTTCTGTATTGTATCTAGCATACATACCTTTAATAGTAAATAAAGCAGTAGTGTCATCACTAGCTACTCCCCTATTAAATGCGTCTACTTCTTCTTCTGTTAAATTATTAGCAACCCAATCAGTCATAGATTTATATTGTTCTTCACCTTTTGTGATTGAGTAGGCTTTGTTTTGAAATTGTTCTCCAAGAGCTTCTAAACCTTTTAAATAATTATCTACGTATTGTTTAGGAAGACCAGATTTTTCTAGTGATGCTAAAGTAGTATCACTTATTTGACCTGTTTCATTAAACTCTTGTTCAGCAGTTTGAAATACAGAACTAATTGCAGATGGTTGTTCTGTTTTTGCTTGTGCTTGTAAAGGATTTTTATTTTCTGTTTTAGGAGCAGAAGTATTATTAGAAGAAAGTTTTTTTTCTAATTCTTGATAAGATTTAATTAAATCTTCTTGTGAATTAAATTTACCAAGTATTTTTTCTTGTTTAACTTCTTCTGTAGCTACTGGTTGTAAAGCTGGTTGAGGAGCAGTATTAGCTTGTTCAATTTTTTGAACCATACTATCTCTGTACTCTTGTGTTTCAACGTTAGCTGTAGGAGTTATATTTACTGTAGTTGTTTCGCCCATGTGTTATTGTCCTTGTTGTTGTTCTAGTTGTTGTTGTTCTCCCCTAGCTTTAAAACTATCCCTAACTATTCCAGCACCTTCTTTAACTACCGCTGGTGTTGCCTGTTGCATCATCATTTGTTGTTGTGCAATTTGTTCTTCCATTTGTAATTGATCTGGTGATTTAATTAATCCTTCCATGTCTATTCCTAATGAAGTACCTACTCGTTTAACGTACTCATCAAAATTAACATACTTAAATAATTCTTGTGCAAATGGAGTTAATTGTTGAATAAAAGTATTTAATCTTTGTAAATCAGAAGAACGACCTAGTGCTTCTAATCCAGTAACTATTTTTACTTTAATACTATTTTTAGGTAGTGTAGGTAATCTTTTGTTTTTCTCCATTTGATACATCAAACGAGAAATTAAAGGTAATTGTAATTCCTGAGACAATAAAGAATATAAACCAGAAACACTATCATTCAATGCGTCAGCTAATAATCTTATTTCTGTAGCTGTAACTCTATCTGCTTGTCTTTGTACACTATTCATTAACATAAATGAATATGTTAATCTTTCTTCTATAGTTCTAATTGTTTGGAATGTTATTGAGAAATCAGCAGATTTATTCATCTGTAAAGTAGTTACATCATTGGCATCACCTTCTCTTATTGCACCGTTAGGACTTTCAGATAAAGTTTTAATTCTAGTTGTACCATTTGGTCTTACTAAAAATAAAACTTTAGAAGCGGCAGCACTACCTTCTACTACAGCTCTGTATAAAGCCTCTAAAGATCTAAGGTCTCCAATGTATTCCTCTACAAAACCTCTACCATAATCTTCATTTGTTAATGTGTATCTTAAAGGTATAAAAGGTGACTTGTCGAGTGGATAACTTCCAATGGAGCTAGGTATGATTTTATCTTTTACCTCTTGTTGGACAAGCCACCTCTTATTTTCTGATCTAATCACTCTCGTGAAGATAGAAACTTGTTTATCTAAATGATTGTCTTTTTCGTTTTCTTCATAACATAGTTGTCTTATTTCTTCTGATACTGAAGAAAGACTTGTGTTATCTTTTGTAATAATTTCTAAAACATTACCTACTGAATCTCTTTTAATTACGTACTCGTCTAATTTGTATACTTTAGTAGTTAATTCTGGTGTGATATATAATAATACATTACCAGCAACAATCAACTGCCTTAACGCTTCAAATACAGAAGTTCTAAAGTTATTAACTTCTATTTCATTCATTACTACACGTTCAATAGAACCCATAGCTTTTTCAAACTCACCTTGCATACCTTTTTGCTGAGTAAGTTTTTGGATTGTAAATTCGTCTAAAGACAATCTAAAGAAAGGTTGATTAGGTGGTAATAAAGCTAATAATAATTTACTAGCTAGATTATTTAAACCTCTAGCACCTATACCTTGATATGGCGTATATAATTTTGTAGAACTACCATAACCATCTCTAACCATTAAAGATGGTATTGTAAATTCTGCACTATCTCTAGCTCTATCTAAATAAGGTTGACGTATCGTTTCTAATTTAGAATAACGAGCTCGTGCTGTTAGGTTTTGTTCCATATTTTATTTTGTAGTATTAGGGGATATTGACGCCAGAACCACCGCTCATTAAATTAGACTGGTCTAAATCTATTTTTAAAGCTGATTTACCTCTTTTTTTACTTACACTCAAAGGTGTAGATGTAGCAGAAGCAGGTGCTTGTGGGGCTTTTTCTCTAAGTGTAGCCTGACTAGCATTTACTTCTGTAGCTGGAGGAGCTGGTACTGGTGGTGGTGGTGGGGCTTTAGGTTGTGAAAAACACATAATTATTTATCTTTCTTTATTAATGTTAAATCTAATATATTGTTATTTTGCTCTTGTTCTAGTTGTTTTAAGTATGTAACAACACTAGCTTGACCAGCTTTAAACCAAATTTGTCTTTCATTTTCAGTAATATCTGGTACTTTATTCGGGAAAAGTTTATCTAGGTGTTGTATTAATTCTTTATTTACAAACATATATTGTTCCAAGAGGGCAACTAATAGGTAGGTTTTTCTTCTTTATTGGTAGGTTTATCTAGGTTGGTATCCATTTCAATGGTGTGTCTATCAAATTTCATATCCATTATTTTTACTTTAGCATCACTTGTAAATGGATATTCACTAGAACCACTTAAATCTGGTGTTTTAGCAAAAAAAGAATCATCAACTCTAATCTTAACAGTTAAATAACTTTTCTTTCTCCATTTGTGCATATCAGTCATTTTTATGTCTTCCAAAAGATTTATTGTCAGGTACTTTATCTTTTAATTCTTCTGAAGTTTCATCTTCAGCAACTAAATCACCTTTAAATAAAGTTTCAATATACATGGTATAATAGTGCCTAGCTAATGTAGGTTCTTTTGTATTTTTAGATAAAAATAAATATTCTTTAGCTTTTAATTTATAATTATTTTCAGTCATTAATCTTTATGTCCAAAACATTCTAGGTTATTATTTGTTAAATGAATACACCCTGTTGGGGATTCATCGCACATTGGGTAAGAAAAACAACCAAGATGATTGTCAAAATTAGTCTTTTTCTTTTTCTTTTTAACTTTTTTTGTTTTCATTGTAATCTCTTTCTAATATCATTTCTAAATAATGTATAGCTTTTAATATATCTTCTTTCTTACCTTTTAATTTGTGCCTACAAATATATTTAATTGCATTACCCTCTGCAAATGGTAATTCATTTTCATTAATAAATTTAGATGGTTGTATTTTCATTGTTCTATAATGAGAACCACCTACCTGTTTAAAAAACGCTTTATTTGTCATTTTTAATATTTTTAATTTGTCTTGCACTAAGACCGTTAATATTAGTAAAATAAAATCTAACTTTAAGCTGTTTCTGTAG